TCGGGGGAATTTTGTTAACTCGGATTCCCTGAACCGCAATGACACAGAGCTTGTGATTTGTATACCGCATATCTCTCTGACATCGGATGTCTGTCGGTCCTTGAGTGTGGGTTCAAATGAACTTATCACCTCAAGTATTGATGGGCCGCTGTTGAATCAACAGGAATCCCACATAACCATTACAGTTACTGGCAGTTGGTTGCTTGCTTAGGCAAGTGCGAGAGATGAGCAGTTTAATGGTCTTTAAGGAGTCAACTTTTACACTCCATGCTCAGGACAGGCTTACGCCCCTTAGGTACACCCACCTTGGCGGATGTAACTAAGGGACGGGGGTAGCCACGCTGTATCGGACATACCCCATCGTCAACAGAAAAACACCCTCGATGCCCCTAAGGACACCGAGGGTGTGATAGTGGTCGGGAAAACAGCAGACCTAGGTCTGTGTCTTCACCTCCACCACGATACCGAGGGTCTCAGCATCGTTTACTAGCCGTTTGACCGCCGTGCGGCCCCACTCGTGCTGCGTTCCTACAGCATCGAGCATGAGTTGGTGGTCTCGCTCCCAAGTTTCCTCGGTCCGAGCCTTCTTTGCACCCGTTGGGGGCATGATAATGACCAGCTTTGCCATTGTCAGGTCTCCTATTCCATCACCATTATTAGTAATGGGACTATCTAATAAGATAATCACTCCGCCCGTAGGGGCATAGCGTGCCCCCTAGGGCCATAGTTCATAAGATACCACGTACTCCTTAAGGTATTCTATAGAACATAGGAGTAATCCTTATATAATTATAAACACCTATCTAACTATAGTTATACCCTAGGTTCTACTATATACTCCAACTATATAGACCCACTACATATAGTAGGTAACACTAGCAACTACATGCCGTTCTCTATATAAGTATATAGTCATTTATATCAATCCCCCCGGAGGAGGTGTCAAAATTTCTACCTCAGGCGGTAGCCCAAGGTAGTAACCCCCCGGTCAAATCATCAGCCACCATACAGTCCACAGCCGTGCCATTGCTGCCAGACAAATCTCTGAATAGCTTCGAAGCATTCAGTACCCAGTACTTCCTCATCCCATGTGGGATCCATCTCGAAGGGACATGTGAATTGCTTAGTCATCTTGTTCCACCTAAGGCTGAACGTGAGGGTGTTATCCTCAAACTCAGGGCTGTCCATGAGGTAGAACTTACAGGTACTGGAGATCCTGAAGTTGGACGGGATGTTAATCTGTCCCAACACATGGTCAAGACCCATGTGTTCACCCATCTCTTTCACTGTCTTGTCAACAGGGAAGCCATCGGTTGCTCGGACATACAAGCATCCATTCTCCCAGTCCTTGGGGAAGAAGCGGGCAACCCGACTCTTCTTGTCCTTGGACAGGTAGAAGTACAGCCTGCCCTCACCCATGGTGGGGTGACTGGCAGCGTGACACTCCAACGCATTGGAGTACTTCTGTGAAGAACGAGTAGGAACGATGATGGTCTTGATAGCCATGGTGCTATCCTTTCTGTCGCTAAGCGACGAGGTATATCAGAAGCCCCAAACGCTGGGGGCTTCGCCTTGCCATGCCTTGAAGCCTTCGGTTCCTACGGGGAAGCGAGGCTTGGCATGGACATGCAGGAATGTTTGTGATGCTGCCTCTAAGGCCCACTTGAGTTTCCCGGCTGGAACCTTGACAGCATCGAGGATCGGACGTACACACACGCCCTCTTCTTCGGCCATGCATCCGAACAAGGCCATCTGGTAGCTGTCCAGTAGGTGAGTATGCTTCGCCATGAGGTCAGTGTAGCTGCTCTCGACCAGAGGATAGACACCAGTGCTGTGCCTGTAACCTTCTGCATCGTAGGCTGTTACGCCTACCTTACGAAGCTTGTCTTCTGTGAACGGATGGATTTGTACCTGCATACCCGCAAGCTTCATCAATCCATTCGGATTGGCCTCACCATGAGAGATGAACTTTCCGAACAGTCCGGGATCTTCCTTACCTCTACCCTTCACAAATGGGAAGCACTTGCGGAAGTACTGGGAGTACTTCTTTGTGACTTCCTTGTCGAAGCATGTGAGCCCATCTTGAGTATCCGACAGGATATCTACATGATGACCAACACCCTTGTCATAGACCTTTATGGTCTCATTGAACAATGGCTGGTAGTAGTCGGGAACTACCAAGCTGCGAGATGGGAAGACCCAGTTTCCATCTCCATGCTTAACATTCTTGAAGAACTGCGGTACGATGGCAGTGGACCCACCACCGTACATGGAAGGTGACATCACCTTCTTAGCGATTGCCATGATCTCACTCATGGGTAGATGCCCAGCCCATGGGCAGGACATCCTGATCATCCTAGCGATGCGAGTATAGAGCTTCTCCCATCCCTTAGTACGAGCACAGATGTCTCGTCGAATCCACAGTCCCACTTGCATGAGCATGTGAACCATGCCACTGGTATGGGCATCGATCTCAACCGTGTGATGAGACCCACCCTTGGTGATGATGTCTCTCCAACAGCAGGCGAGATTGATTTCCTCGCACTTGTGGTGATCTGACACATCGTATTTATTAAGGACTCGTGATGCCCAGTCCTTGATCTTGCTTGAGACACCGTACTTGGCTCGGATACAGTTCTCAAGGATCTCAAGGTTCTCCTTATCACAAACCACGAAGTTTGTATCCAGGAGCACCGCTCGTGAGATCTTGTTGTTAGCAGAGCCCCCACCCCTGAGCTCTTCTATCATCCGCCCTGACTCTTGGAGTTGGTGGTAGGAGACGAAGCATTCCTGTTCCTCTCCATACATCTTAGCCAGAATCTGCAACACGTGTAGTGGCAGATAATTCTCGGCATCATCCGTTGCATCATCTGCTCCACTGTGGAGCAGAGCATTGCGGTGGATAGACACCGCTTCCAGCATCCGGCCATCGACCAGATGCCCACACGTACCGAAGTACTTGACGGATTGGGACCAGTCGGCCCCCACCTCCATGCTCGGATTCCGAGTCACGATAGGCAACTTGCCGCTTGGCTCCAAGGTGTAGAACGGGTATGCACCCTCCTTCTTGGGCTTGTACTTGAGGTACGCCTCCAAGATGGACGAGTGTGTCTTACGTGCCAATGGCACGCTAAAGGTCAGCCCTGTGGTATTCAGGACATCCTTCCTCAGACGAGTCACGAACTCATCTGCTTCTCTACCACGATTGTAGAGATCAGCCACGTACTCCGAGTGAGCCTCGAAGCACAGCTCCGTGGCTGCGTCCGTGGTTTCCTTGAGGGATGCCACGGTCTTGTTGGGAATCTTGATCTTCATGATCATATCCCTTTCTGTCCCGACGAGGGACAATGTGCTGCCATTGAAGGCTGACAGCTGTGCCTATTTGCGTGCTAGAAGCATTCGTTCTAGCGAAGAAGACGTTGTCCACTGGTAGAAGAGCTCAAGGGTCAATCTCTTCCATCCGTTTGCCGTACAAAGAAACCGAGCACTCCTTTCTACTTTCTTTCTGTCCATGAAACCGTCGAGCATCGCACTATACGGAATAGTGCTAACACTAACGATATCACCTGCACACATCGAAGGTATGTTAGGCACATCTTTAGTGTCATCCTGTTGTCGGACGAACACTTTCTCCAGAAGAACTTCTGGCTTAATATGCTGATCCCACTCATCTGTGATAACATCATACTCATGTGTTGATGCGTCCCACAGACTCATAATGGTTATGGTCATGGTGTTCATAATAGAACCTCTCTGTCCCTAATGGGACTTCATGCTACCGTTGAGGGCCGTAGCTTAGCCCATGGTTTCAGCGGAGTCCTGCCTCTTGGGCAAGCTTCTGCTGAACGACGAGCGTAAGGTCTAGCCTCACGCCCAGCGTTACGATATGCGTGTGGGCCCGCTCCAATTCAGCGGACACACCCTTGACATCCCTGCCACCGGCTGCGGCAAAGACACCATGGACACGAGAGTATTCATCTCGTGTCATCTTGAGATACGCCATTGCGGATCTCCTTTCTGTTGCTAAGCAACAAGGGGGTACGGGGGGAATAGCAAACAAGCTATCCTATCCTATGCCCTGTGTAAATTCTTGACCCCCTAGTCGATTTATCTGAACTCCTCTGGTATCTCTAGAATCGGCTCTTCTTTGATAGCTTCAATAGGATCCACTGTAAGCCTCTGAGAGCCCGCCTCAGGACTTCTAAGGATCTCGGAGGGTCTGGAGGGCATGTCTCTTCTCGCAGCCTTCTCAGGGTCTATATGGGTCTCCTGTTCCATCTGCTCCCAATTAGATCTAGTTCCCGGTAATGTCTTGAATTGATTCTCATAGGCTAGGAAATCTGGCTCTAGTCCCATCTCATTAAACCACTCGCCCATTACTGCTTCATAAGACATTGAATCATATTCTGGAGGTACTCCCATATGTGTATATGTATATTGGAACTGTGAAGAGGGACTACCATATCCTCGTCTGCTTCGATTCTTCTTAGATATTTGATCTCCCCAAGCAGAATATACACTTAATCTTACTAGTGTATCTCCTAATATGGGGAGAATTCTAGAAGCATTGATTAGATCTTGTTGAGTATAATCATCAGTCCACGGAGACATACCTAATTTGTACATATTTTGAAGTATCTGAGCCATTGCTGCGGCAGGAACAAAACCTCCCTCGATTCTATTATCTCTACTTAGGGCTACAGCAGCAGCAGCAATCCAACCATAATACCTACCCCAAAGAGGTAATCTAGCTCCATACGTTAACATAAACTTTCCAAAGCCCTTGTCTTCTATTTCTTTCATTAGATCTTCATAAGAAGTTCCAGCTGCTAGACGTAAAGACATCATATAGATCATATCTAGAGTTAACATAGAAACCATAAAGGTTCCATAAGCTAGCAATGGCATATTGTTAGATCTTCTAATCATCATTTGAGAAGCCCATAATACTGGGAATCTTCTAAAGATTTCTGCTGCTCGTGATCTTCTATCAGAGCCTGTATAGATATCAAAAGCATTAGGAGAGACAACTACTTCATTTAAATATTGTCTTTCCACATGTCGCAAAGCTGATAGGATTGACATGTAGTTTCGATAAGAATCAGATTTACCATCAAATCTAGCAGACAGTTGTGAGACAACTTTACCTATAGTATAAAACTTATCTTTCACATTACCAAGTTCTAAAACAACAGCCAAGTTTTCTGTTCTATCAGGATGCAGTAAACCTGATCGTTGTAGATACGTTAATATTTTTCCATAACTCCACCAACTAATCTTTGATTTTCTTACGGCTCTTTCTAGATCACCCGGCTCTTTTAATGGATTCTTTTCAATGTGATCAAGTAGTACTTTTATTTTAGCAGGATTACTGTGAAGAAGGGAGTAGATACCCTTTCTTAATGTAATAATTCTAGCTGTTGCGGAAGACCTAAGAACATGTTTTGGAAATCTCAGCATTTGACTAGCCCACTTGTTAGTAAAATCCTGACCAAATACAGCTTCAGCTTCACTTGCTGCTTGCTCATACTCAGGTAAGAAGCCTTGTGTCATTCCTTCTACAGCATCAGCAATATCACTTGCTACTAATTTTGTTTCTTCGCTGGATAAACCATGAAAGACAGGAGCAAACATTGTTCTAAATCCATTTAATAATTTCTTTTCTCCTATCATAGTTACAAAAGTATTCATCATATGTTCTACGGTAAGAGAAGCAATACCCAAGTTACCTGCAAAGGCTATCTTAGTAACTGAAGGAGCCATCTCAAAAGCCCAGTCAGCCATAGTACCATAGGATGTTCCTTCTTCTTGGAAGCCTCTTAAGAATGCATATTTTTGTTCTAAGAATTCTACACTTTTAGTCATGGCTTTTCTAACAGACTCACTAGCTTTATTTCCTGCCATATCATGTAAATCTCCCACCTGATTAAAGTACTTAAACAAAGCAAGTAAGTGGCCTATGTCTCCACGCATCCCTAAGTGGTATTGAAGGATCATTCTCTCATGTGTAGTATCTGCCAAACCCTTCTTTAGACTTCTAATAGTTTCAACAGGATGTAGTGTAAGGTTTTCTCTAATTATAGGATTTCTAATAGCTTGACTAACTTTTGGAATCCACCAAGCATCATTAGGTAAGTAGTGTCCCATATACGCACGATTCATAAAGTTTCGAGTATGGAGTTGGGTTACATTATAAATTTTCCCAGTAGTTAAAGACCTTTCTTCTAACAAAGGCATACGTCCCTGTGGCATTTCAAAAGCTATAGCTCCTCTAGACTGTTCTAAGAAACTCAAGGAATCTCTATTAAGGAACAACGATTGGAATCTCTTATCAACCCTCATATCATGAGTAGCATCTTTACCACCAGATTCTTTTAAATAATGATGGTATTGAAATTTTAGTTTATCCACATGTGCTATATTAAGATTTGACCAAGTGATTTCTCCAGAAGCCATATCTCTCATTAGTTTCTGTATAGTAATTCTAAAACCTGAGAGATACTTTTCTTTTAAAACTCCATCCTCAAATAAGGTTTTAAACTTTCTAACAAAATCATCAACCTTTGTTTGTTTTACAGGATCAAGAGATGCGTTTAATACCTTTTCTTCAGAACTAAAGGTTTCATCCATAGTTTTAGCTAATTGTGAAATCAAAAGAACGTATAAAGATGAGGGTTCTGTTTTATTTCCATACAATCCTTTTGGACCGAAAAGATCTTCTGTTAAGTTTTCTGTTGTATCGAAACGGGGTAAAGCATTCATGGCAAATAAAGTTAAGGGATCTACAAAGTCATGGGTATTATCTAATAGCCTGTTATGTATTTCTTCATTCATAGCATCGAACATAGTAGAAGAATTAGTCCCTTGTTTAATCTCTTGACTTAGTTTGTAACCCATCAAAGAATCAGCTGCACTTGTCCAGTCACCTAAATCTTGGCGAGACTTTTGAATATTTTCCATAAGACTTCGCATAACCTGTGCCATTTCTTTTATTGTAGAATAGAAGAGTTCTCTTTTTTTAGGGCTAAGATTAGCCAATCTAATTTTTGTTTCTTCAGAAAATCCTAGATCTGTCTCTGTTTCGTTTTCTACTAATAAAGTAAAAGCAGCACTTACTTCCTTGAGAATCTCTCTGGTTTTTTTACCGGGTGTGTTATCTCCTTTTATAAAAGAAGCGAGTGGACTAAGGATCTCATTTTGTAATACACCGTGTAATCTAAATAAGACATTTTCGACATTGACTACTTCTTCTAAAGATTTTCTTAAAGAAGGAAGTCCTTCTAGAGTATCATAATGTCCTCTGGTATTAGTAATATGCTCATCAATAAGCGTAGTTAACCAGATAGGAATAATATGTGGTGCTGCCCAAGTATACTCATTACCAGTATGCCCGGCGATACCACTAAGTACTCTGGTTCTGATAGGGTCTTCATCTACTGTTCTATTTCTACCGAGTCCCATAAATCTTCCCAGTTTACCTAAAGCTTTACTCATACGCATAGCAAATTCACCAGCATTATCTTGAATTTGGTTCCCAAACTTATGTCTCATTTGATTTACACCATACTGGAAAGCAACTATTCTATCTAGTTGTATTTCAGTGGAGTTTCCTAAAGAAGAATCTAATACAGCTTCTAGGTCTAATACTTGCCAAGTATGGTCTCCCATACTAACATCGGTACCAAACTTTGCCATAGTATGTGGAAGATGGTCATAGAATTCAAAAATACTAATCCCGCTTTCTAAACGTCTGTCTGTCATATTACGAAGACTATTTAACTTACGTAGCTGTTCATCGGTAATAGTACCTTTTTCTTGCATCATTTCTAATATGTTTCTATGATCAACTGCATCTTCAAATCTAGCATCTATTTCTTCCATAGTACCTCGTTGTCCCTCAGATAGTTGCCAATCATCATCAGTAAATCTATTCATCCAATTAAAGGTAAGGGGACCAGTATTTTCTACATCTAAGACTTGACTATAGTTTGGTGTTGTTATATCTAGTCCAAATAATCTATGCATTAAAATATTCACTTCATCATTACTAACAAAGAATCGAGACCACACATGATCTAGATCTGAGAATACATTCCGGACAAAAGACATAATCCTGCCCACAAACCCTAAAGCTGTTTGGAGAGTCTTAGCTTCTTCTGTAGTCATATTTTTAATTGTGGGTAACATATCTTTTAATAAGAAGAACTGTCCCAATGCTGCTATAAATTCTTCGGGACCTTTGGTTACATAGTTGTTATACTCTTCTTGGGCAGACGAATTCCATCTATTACCATGCCATGCCATTACTAATTTCTTTACAAGACCTTTTCCTCGTCCTCTCAAGAGAGCCTGAAAAGCATCCCACTCTCCTGAATTGCTTGAGATAAATTTAGCCCTAGCAATATGAGAAACCTCATGAGCAAAGATTTGTACAATATCTAGAGGATCCTTTCCTATTCTCTTTAACCGTTCTCCAAATCTAATATAGTATTGTCCTTCTTCAGTTTTACCAGATTTAATAGAATGGGCTTCTAAATCAAACATGAGATCTCTAACTATCAAAGGATTCATAGCATAAGCGTTTAAGATTAGTTGTCTCAGTAATCGTGTTTCTTTTCCTTTAACTATTCCTCTTTCTTCCATACCCTGTATTTTTTTCAATACTCTTCTTAAATGTGGTCTAGTTATATTATCTCTAGTCTCTGCAAATTTCAGAGCCGTATCATGGTCTTTAGATACATTACCTAAGAATACACTCTTAAGTGTATCTAACTCTGATTCTTCCGAATCAAGATTAGTCTGATCAAACTCTACCCTTAGATTGTTAGCAGTTTCTTGATGAGATAGAGCAGCATCTAAAGACAACAGGATAAGCTGTCTTCTTTTTTCCTCATCAGACAGGCCGGGTTTATAATTTTCTAAATGTTGATTATAGCTATAATAGATTTTTGGTTCAGTATCTCGACCAGCCTCAAATTCAAGGAAACTGCTTTTCGCTGGCTGACCTAAATCAAACTCATATAATCCTTTTTCCTTAAGCCAGTTTATAAACACCTCTTCGGTACTAGTTTCAATATCAGCAGCGGGATCTAGACTCATTTCAAAAGCAAAAGTTCTCGCAGCGTGATAAACTGGTAAAGTCTTAATAAAGGAATCTGAGTCTTGGAAAATAACAAGCTTTCTATATAAGGCCTGTGCTTCATTGATAAGGGGATCAATATCGACTTTACCGCTGTCGGCTATCCTTCTAGTGTTGTAGATTTGAGGATCAAGGAAGGGTATAATCATACTATCAGAAGGAATTCTTGAAGCCCCATTAATCATTAAGGAGGATAGGGCAATAGAGATTCCTAAAGCATGTTGATAACTTGGGCCAACATCTTCTCTTACTCTTTTTATAAGAGAGGTTAACTCAGCATGAATATCGAAGTAAGGATTAAAAAGATTTTCTTCTTCTATACTATGAAGAAATTCTGTAATTGGTGAGAGAACAGCTTCTCTCCAAGCAAGTGTTCTTCCTTCTGGAGGAGCTATTTCTCCTGTCTTATAAGCGTGAAGATCTACTACGTCTAATCCAAATTGATCTATCGTAACTTGTTTATGAGAAATCATACGAGGACCTTGAGATTTATCGGCCCGTGATTGCCTAACAATTAGGTTTAAAGCATCGCTAATTCTAGTTGCTTCTTCTATTTGATGTCTAGTAGTAAAACCAATAGCATCTCTAATTATGTCTTGTAAAGGCTTAGCCCTAAGTGGTTCATTGTTTTGATCAAACTTAACCCCAAAGATTTTATTCGATATAGCAGCATTTTGTAACTCGTCTAAAGGTCTTATATTATCTGTAATTCCAAATAACTTAAGAGCACCTTCGGGAGTTAAATGGATCTTAAACCTGCCACCAATAAGTTTATATATTCTAGGACTTCTACTTAAGAAACCAAAGCCTACTTCAGCTGATGCGTGTCTACTATTAAAAGAGACTTCTGTTTTAGTTTTTCCTTTTTGTACAGTTTGACCAACGGCACTTTCAACCATAAGCTTGACAAGATTAGGACCATCTGGATTATTTTCATCGGCATACTCTACAACCGAGATATCTAACATTATCGACACACCTTTTGAGCCTCTCGCTATATTTTTTGCCCGTCTAATAATTTCTTTTCTATCTTGTCTTTCTACCGCTTCTTCCCACTTTCTAGGATCTTTATAGATAGAAGAATCTGCATAAGGCTTAGTACCATCGGGTCTTTTGTATGTTTTTAAGACTTCACTAATATAGGACTGGTAAAGTGGAACCATTAAGAAACGATTAAAATCATGGGCTTGGATAATACCAGACCCTATAGTTAATTCATTTACTATATCTTTCCAATGAGCTTCACCAATATGCTCATCCCAATAAGCTTTATCTTCCGCGGTTTCAAATATAGGCGTACCTTCACTTGGCATTAGAGGAGCTTTAAGTTCTGTGTGTATTAGTGTTGGTGAAAGAAGTTTACCTTCTGCATGATCTTCGGTAACAGTACTTGTTAGAATCTCTTTCCAAGTAGCTTTATCATGGATAGGTCGGACCAAAGCCAACAGACTAGCCTTACCATCTAAAGTTAGACCAGAGTGTTCATACTCAACAATATTACGTGATACCTCGTCTAATTTATGGAGAGCAGTTAACCACTCAGATCTTCTAAATATCAACTCTTCCTCAGACATTTCTGATCTAGCATACTTTACAAATCTTTGATAGGTTTTTTCAATTTCTCTAATCAAGAAGTAATAAGGATAGAATTCAGGTTTATCGTGTAATTCATTTAATAAACCTCTACGACTAGCCCAAGTATCTAAATCTCTTGCTATAGTTCCTGCTAACATTCCCTCTTCATTTTTACCATAAAGCTGTAGATACTCGGCTAGTGTTGTTCTACGAGCGGGTAGTGTTTTTTCGCTCCAAGGAGAAGCCCACCCAAGAGAGTTATCTACGCCGGGAATTGGCGCTATAACTTCTCGAAGACCCGCAATTGGTCCTAACAGACTGTCTACTTTATTCTGTAAAGCTCTTCTCTGAAAAGCCAATATTCCTCTATCATGGAAAGGTAAGGATTGATATAAAGGTTGCGTAGACATAAACCCCTTTGGATTACTTGAGTCTATATATCGACTATCATCTACCTCACTTCTATGGTATAGTTGAATAGGGTATCCTGTCTTTTTACTAGCTTCATTACTACGTATCAATGATGCCTTACCTTTTAATTTTAATTCTTGATCACTAGCATCGTTAACCTCTATCTCCATTTCTCTAGGTAATTCTTTATACATTCTTTCTGAGTGACTGGTCCAATCTTCTTGGAGCTCTTGTAATAAGGCTTCATCAGAAACTTCAGTAGTATAATCAGGGAATACAGAAGCTGGAGGAGCTTCATAACTAGCCCACCAGATAAATTGCTGTAAGGTTATTAGATCCTCTACTTTCTTCTTTGCATCTTCTCTAGATAATTTATGGAAAGGATTATCTGCGGTATCATATAAACCAAGAGATTCCTCAGCATTCTCTACATCTCTTAAGAATTCTTTAAAGGTCTCTCTAAGTTTAGCTTTATCCCAGACTCCTCCTGTAGCTTCAAAGGCTTCTTGTTTAGCCTTTATAAATTCTTCAAAACTCTTATAAGGGAAGGCAACCATCTTTCCGGTTGTGTTATCCCTAATTCTTAAAGGTCTTACAGCAGCTCTTTCTAAAGCTATACCTGTAAGAGTAGACATAATTTGTAAACCTGGATAACCTCTATCAGACATAGTTGAATATCCCACAGGGAAATACATATTCTTATTCATCATACTAGCGAGCTGAATTTCGGCATCAAAACCAGCAATCCCCATAGCATCAGCTAATAACTGTGCTCTTTCAAGATTTATTTGGTAGGTTGCGGCCCCTAACATATTAAGACCTCTAAAGACAGCCATATCTGTTTGGGGAGTACTGGGATAAGCCATGGCCTTAAGTTCATTAAGTTCTCCTATTGTAAGGAATCGATTCCTTCGTTCTTTTAGATAAGCCTGAATCTTACTCCAATTTGTATACCTTTCTCTAGTTTTTTCCATAGCTTCTTCAAAATCAACGTCTTCTCCAAAGTCATAAATAGCTGCTTTCTTTAAAGCGGCTTCAAAAAGTTTTAAGGCTTCGTCGGCTTTGATAAGACTATTCTTCTTGTCAGCTTCTTGAGGCTTGTCAGAAATTTCTGTAATATCTAAAGAAACTCGGTGTTCTGCTCCAGTTTCTTCATTAACCACAATAGCCTCAACGCCCGTACCAGACTTTGGATCTTCTAGAGACTTAGCTTTAATAACAGCCTTCCAACCTTCAGCAAGTTCTGGAATTAATGTTATATTAGCATCGGTGGATCTATTCAAAGAGAGGTATTTCATTACCGCGGTTCTCATAGCATGGCTTATTCCAGTTCCTCTTTCGGTAATTGAAACTTGACTTGGTTTCTTTCTTGTGCCTAAAGAAGCCTCTTGTAAAGCTATAGACATATTATTAACGCCAACCTTATAAAGTATTGTCGCTAAGGCTTCTAGTTCTTCGTGGTTTTTCCCATAGAAATCATAACCTAACAGCTCTCCTAATTCCAATATAGCCTCTCTAGCCTTACCTTTGTTTGCTAGGATAAACTCCTTTTTAAAGTTTCTCATAGTACCTTCGTATATAAAACGCATTGCAGGTACTTTAAAAACTTTCCGTAAAGTTTTAATGATATCGTTTGTTTCGCTTCTTTCTATTAATTCTTCTACAGTTGTTATTCCATCGAGTTGTCCAAAAGCTGTAAGCATAGGTCCTAAGGCTTTTACAATTTCGTGGTTTCTATGAGAAGTAATAAGTTGTGCTACCTCTAAAGCTAAACCTAAATAATGATCTGAAAGATCTTTCTCATTAAACCCTCGGTGCGTTAAGATAGTATTAAATAAGCCATCTCTTTTTATTTCTTTTGATATTGTTTTTGTACCATGTGTATCTTTAAGTTCACTAACTAAAGCATCTATAGCTCCGGGATCGGCGGCCAAAGACAGGGCTTTCATTTCCCACCTACCGCTACCTGTTCTGTCAACATGTGTTTGTACAGAGAACAAATCAGTAATACTTAAGTCTGGGTTGGCTTCACGCCACTCCCTATAACGAGCAGCTTCATAGTCTAGTAAACCTTCGCTTAATCCTTCAAGCGTAGGAGACATTTGTTCATAAGATAAAACTTCACCCCACCAATGGAAAGGTAATATAATATCATCCCCATGTGAGAAATCCTCTGAAAAGTTTTTTAAATCTCCTCTGAACCGCAAAGGATTATTTTGAGAAACAGAGATTTGATCATGAATTACACTATGGGCTAAGTTTGGTAAATCTAATAAAAACGTCAAACCCCATTCCGTTAGTGTTTCTTTGGAAGGTATTACTTGATCTAAGAATCCTCCCATATAGTGAGGACTAACTCTAAAACCAGCCCTAAAGCCCAGAGGATTAGGTGTACCTTCGCTATTAACTTTTTCTATCCATGCTTCGACAGCTTCTCTTTGTTCTGGAGTAAATTCATCATGCTGTAAAAGATAGTTAATTCTCTTCATAAAACGATACTGGTTAACTACACTAGCCAAGTGAAACAAAGATATCGGGGCAGATCTATTACTCTCACCCCGTCGAGTTTGACGAAGCCGAATAGATTCCCCGCCGGGATCTTGTTCTTCTGTTCGAATATCTTCATTATGGAGAACATTACTTTCTATTCCTCTTTGAACAGCGAGAGGCGATCCTGTGAGTAAGTCTACTAAGCCCGCTCCTATTTCTACAGCCGGAGCCCAATCAATTTCACCATTACCAAAAGCTTCTATAGACCACTTGATCTGTTCACCCTCAGGAGTTAGTTTACCCATATGTTTTATAATCATACTAGTAACATGATCTATACTTAAGCTAACAAAATCTTTATCTCTTGTGTATCCCAAAATACCCAGAATAGGTTCTAATTTATTTAGATCTCTGTGTCCACTCTCAGATGCAATATATTTATCAAGTCTAGATTTTATAGCTCTTCTTACTATTTCTGTAAAAGCTTGTACGTCATGTTTATTTGTTAGAAATACTGGTTCGCCTGTATCTTCTTTAAGATGACTTATGAAACCATATCTTCCTTTAGCTTCTTTATAGAGAGGTCTAAAGGCTTTCTCTACTCTTGTTATAAACTCTAATGCTACAAAATAGTTTATAGCGTCTCCAGCCATGAGATCGTTTTCCAAAGCTTCTAAAAGATCTTGACGAGCAACTTTATGCCAACCTTGTAATCTACCCACAGCTCTAGTATGCTCGTATTCAGCCATCATTATAACTTTATCTATATCATAATAATTAGTCTCTTCATTTCTGTGATTTATTACATCCGCGAAAGAAGTACCTTGTTCTTCTTGATCCAACAAAGCAGGTTTGAAAGTTATATGGGGACCCTTTCGTATATCTCTAAAGAAGCCGGGCATTGTACCCCAAATACGATAACTTTCCGTATATCGCTTTCCCTCAGTCCTTTTAAACTTCTTTGCATTTATAGAGATTGATCTTAATCCTTCGACCCAAGAAGCCCAAGCTGTGGCTTCATCAATTAGGTGTTGGGTTTCCAGATCTGCGGTCTGCATTAATATAGAAGACTTATTTAAATCAAAGTCTCCGTTATTTGCTATAGCAGATTTAACATGAGAAGGGTTAAAAATTATATAACTATCTGTTGCTTCAGGAAATTCTGCTCGAAATTCGTCATCAGTAATAGAATGCAGGTATCGAGTATCACGACCCTCAGAGAAATATTCACCAGTTCTATCAAATTCTATAGCTCTTAATTTAGCCATTTTATTATATAGATTTTCTGGTTCTTTCCCCGTGCGTCTATCACGAATTTCTCCTCGGTTTAAATAAACAAGACTATCATAACCATAGCTTTTTATAATATCCTGTATAACCTCAGTTCTTAGTTCGAGAATCCTTGGGTCTACATGTGAACTTTTATTCATATATTTTCTTCTAGACCATTTTTTAGTCTCTATTCTATAGTGCCATTCTTTCGTTATCTTCGTTAAAATTTCTTCCTTTAAAGCCGAACGCATCGCCAGAAGATTCGCATATGCCGTCGTGCCATGTGGGATCAAGGCATCTGCAATAGCGGTAGCAAGTCCTCCTACAGATTTAAAATTATCTATATCTCTTACTCTTAGAGGATTTTCTGCTCTTGCGTATAGAAGGTATACTCTTCCATAATCTCCTTCTGTAAATCTACCAGCTACAAAAGGATTGGTAGTTATATGTAGTCCAGCTCCTATAGAAGTGTTAAAGATATCGGTGAGATTATCAGGATGAGCAGTAGTTCCATGATAAAAGTAACCCTTTTCTTTTGTTTCTCCCATAAAATCTACTATTTCAGGAGTAAGGGGTTCAATTGTTAATCCTTGGTTCTCCATTAACTGCATCATGACTTTGGGAGTGGAGAAGTTCATCATATATTCGGGTGCTTTCACAAGAAGCTTTTTTAAAAAAACATAATCGGACCAATCTTTTTTAGGTATTTTAATACCTGCTCTTTTAATTATTTCCATTCGCCTCATATAGATTAAAAGATATGCGAAAGAGTTTCGTAAAGGCTTGGCAAACCCACCCTGACGCCGAGCCTCCTCAAAGTCAAGCTCAGTCAGTAGTTGCTTATCTGAAAAAAGGTCTTCTCCAAATACCGTAGTAGAAAGGTCTCTTATTTGAATAAATCTACTAGTGAACTCTTCTGTTCTAGGCCTAAGACCAAAAGTCTTCTTAGCCTCCTTCCAAGTTAAAGGCCTTCCCATTTCCTCTTGTATATCTCTCAAAGCTTTCTTATCAGAGTGTGCTTCATTTAATAGGTCTATTATCAACAGAAGATATTGTCTTTTCGCGTGATATAAATAAACTTCCTTATCTATTAATGCTGCTTCTTGTCGAGAATAAGCTACTCGAATACGGCCACGCCTTTTTCCGCTTTGGAAAGCGGGCTCATCAAGAAGCAATTGATACTCCAGAATCGGAAGATTTATAGTACTACCCTGTTCTACAGCAGAATCAAAATGATCTGAGTATTTTTTCATTAAAGCTTTGCCAGTTTCAGTTTGTGAAAACTTATCTAAAAGTTTCTCAGCCCAAATTTTTCGTAGTAGCAATCTCTTATTACGATGCTTTGTATCCCATATAAAATGGTAACCTTCATGAGCTGCTATTACAGCATAAGCATTTAATTTTAGTTTTGTATCAATACCCATCTCAATTCCGGGAATAGTACCCCCTTTGAGTCCCAAGGAAAATGGAGCAAAGAATGCTTTGTAATCTTTCGGCTGTCGAAAAGGTGTTAAACCTTCTTCTGTTGTCTTTACTACTAGAGTTATAACTAGTTTCTCATTATCTATTAACTGTTGTAATACCTCTCTACCACCAACTACTGTTGCCATAGCCTCAAAGATAGCTTTATGTCTTTTCTTATAGGTTCCAAGTCTAAACTTTCTTAGAACTTCTGAAAGCGTCTTTTTAAACAAAGAGGGTGTTAAGACTTCCGGAGGTTTTGGAGGCGCTTTTTCCGTTAGCTCATCCTCAACTTTTGCTATATTCTCATTCAGTCTTTTCAAAAACTCCAGTCTGGCTTGAAATGTTTTTAGAAGAAAGTAATTGTCAATATCCTGTATTCTTAGTTGCTCTTCCGAACTAACTCCTTCAATCCAGCTTGGAATCCAATCTTCCCCCAATTCACCCCTCTCGCCTCTCTCTTGTTCCACCCTTCTCCCGTTCCACTCTATCCCCAATGCCGTTTGTTCCTCGTCTGATAATTTTGAAATCCAATGATTGTTTAGATATTCCTCTGTTTGTTGTGCATCAAAGGTCTCATCACTTTGGAGGAGCATCCGTGGCTCAGCAAGCCCCCATGTTCCACGGTTAAAAGGTGATTTCACATTCGCAGGGTCAAACGCAATAACAACGGTGCTCTTATGTTCACCTTGTACCATTTGCCTATAAACAATACCGTCATACCCCAGAGAATTCATAAACTTGAAATACACCTCGGCAGCTTCATCCCCCATCTCCATTTTACTCATTCTTTTAACTTCCGCCCGTACTTTGTCAGCCAACAAAGCAGGACCACCCTCTCGCCGGGCGACAAGCATAGCATCCATAGATTCGTTGTACACATTTGCCATCGTAAACGCAAGAGCTCCGCCCTCTAGTCGTAGGGGATTTGTCAGGTTTACATATACAGGGATTGTTTGGGCACCTTCACGGGCTGTAGCCTCCCCACCTATCTCCCCTCCCAGTGCATACCCCCCCGCCTCCTTTGGAGAGGATGTCAGGTAAATACCCGGACCCATCGCACCCGCATCACTGGGTTTCAACGCCTCAAAACCTTCAGTAGTACCGTGGTACAGTGCTAAGGGACCATCGCCATCTCGAAGATCGGGGTGTGTCCCCTCAAACCATGTCTTAAAATTCGAGGTTTCAGTATTAATAGGACGGACATCACCCTGAGTCAATACCTTTACGTCTGATAAGGCTTCTGTAGCGAAAGTAGCTACCCCTGCTTCACCCTCCTCTTGTAAAGCCAAAGCCTTATATAAAAATTCTACATCTTTTTGAGTACCTTTTTTCCATGTTACGTTATTTTGTTGTATTCCCAATGCTTCCATAAGTCCTAATACAGCCCCTATCTCTCCTTCTGTCATACCAGTCGCAGCAGCAATAGTCTGGGCATATTTAGAGTTTACATCATAGCTTCCCGTTACTTCATTATTCTGTATTAATCTATCAAACACTTCTTTAACCTCGGAATTTATAGATTCTTTTCCAAGAAGTGTTCTGTAGATTTTTCCTAATACTGTAGCAATCTTTTTAAATACAGACTTTAATTCCTCAGTCGCATTCTTTGGGGCTTCATTATCAACAAAATATTTTTCAAATAATTTAGCAAATCTTTCCTCATTATCTGTTGTCCAGATTTTATTTTTAACACCTAAATGGTTTTCAATGATTACCAGATCATTTCCCTTTAAGATACGCGATCTAACTATATGACCTAGTTCATGAACTGCTGTCGATAAATCAGCTTGAAAAGCAACAATAATATCTTTACCAGTTGGTTCTAAATCGACATATCCTTTTACCCTACCGCCGGGTACTATTGGAGTACCTATTACGGAGTGCATACCCGGACTACTTTGAGCAGTTCTATCATCTGCTGTAACATCAGCTACTGGGATATATTCTTCGGCTATAGTAGAAGCTTCGACCCCAGCTTTTTTTCTAGCTCGGATTGCTTCTCCTATTATACTCCCCGGCTTTTCTGTAATTAGACGAGCTTCAACTTCTTCTATAGCGTCTTTAAGTTCCTGTCTTGCTTCTTCAACAGTAAATTCATGCTTTAAAAACTTGCTCCGAGCTTTACCTTGGAGTTTATTCTTGGCATTAAAATAATTTCGTCTAGCTTGACTAAGCGGACTTATCCAAGCACCTATAGTTTCTCCTTCTGGTCCTACAGCCTCAAATAATTCTTGTCGAGTAAACTTACCATCCTTACCTCGTGTACGCGCTTCACCTTCAAATTCGCTTCGTCTCCTTTTATGGACAGCTTTAATATGCTTTTGATGTAGGGCTACACCTCTGGCCGAAGCTATTCTATCAAACCTTCTTGAAGATAGACGAGATTCTCTTGCTAAGGATAGGTTATTAATAAGGGCAATTTCCTCAAGCTTTTCTTTTATTTCTTTATTTAACAAATCATGGGCTTCATAAGCATCAGACTCCTTTATAGAAGTAAAAATATTATCTAAGTGAGCTCCTATACCGTCCCTTATTTTTCCTATTAATACGGGATCTAGTTTTTTGGAGTCCCTAAGCTTATGTACTAGTTTAAGAAATTTCTTATTGTTTGTTTTCTCTGCCTGTTTTATAAGAATAGCTATTGAAATCGTTACTTTCTTTTGCTCCTCTTCTGTTAAACTTTCTCTAGAAATGCCCCCTGTCTTTGCATAGTTTTCTAAACGATCTATGTGTTTATTATGCTCATATAGATCATCCATATATTCAGACAGCCGTTTCTTAAAAACAATGCTATATTTTAGTTGCTTTACTTCAAGACCCCTAACGTCAGCACTAAGTTCTTTAAGAGACTTTAGTTCAGCTTTTGTTAAGTTATGAATCCTAGCGTCTAAATCTGATAGTAATTGAGAAATATTATCAAGTGCTTGTCGTAATGTCTTTAAGGTATTTTCAGACTTACCTAATGTTTCTTTTGCTTGGTCTTCTTTATTCTGTGCGTTTTCAAGTGCTTGTTTATTTTCTTCAGAGGGCTCAACTGCCTGCTGTGCTTCGGCTGCTTCTCGTTCTGTCGTGCTTTGCTCAGCGCTTTGTTGATTTTCTCCATGAGTTCTTTCATGTTCGTCTAAATAATTCCGACCTTGCTTATCCGCATTAACAAGAGCGGCTATAGTTTCCCCCGGTGGTTGGTTTTGAGGGGGTACATCAACAACAACAGTACCTCCTGTTGGATCTACAGCATTGTTTACATCTTCTACTGCTTGTCTTCCATTTTTAAGATCCTCTTGTATACTATCTTCGTTTTGTTTTTGTTCTTCGGCTTTTATTTCTTGAGCCTTCTTCCATTTTTGTTTATCACTAAGGTCTTCCCCCTTAATTGCTTCTTCTACTTTAGCTTTTGTTTCATTATCTACCAAGACCTCATAATAATTTTCATCTTTTAACAGACGTTCGTGAGCCTCAACCAAGGTTATTCCCTCTTCAGCAGCATAATTAGCTAATTGGGAAATTAAATAAACATGAGCTTTAACTCTTTGTATTGCTGACCTACCTTCAGGCGTGGTTGCGTATTTTGCAATACTGCGTTCATTACTTCCCAAATCATCTGCTACAGCTAGCATCAAATCTGTCGGGGTTCCGTATGTTTTTCCCTTCATAACTGCTTTAAGTCTTTGTAAAGATCTTTTTAGTATTTCCATTCTTCTTTGAGGAGGTACACCATATTCATCAAATAAGGTTTCAAGCATTAATACAGGATGTTCCAATAGTCCTGTTGCTGGATCAGGTTCTCCAAATATAGTAATTCCTTGCTCGTTTCCCAGCAGTGTATCTAAGTCTCCACCCAGTTCTTCTAATATTTCCATATGAGTTAACCATGCTTCGGCATAGTTTGGATCAGAAAACTTAGCGGATTTCTTTAAGGTTTTCTTAGCAAAAGTGACAAAGGCTCCATAATCTTCTCTGCCTCTTCCTCCTAACATACCTCCTTGTCCTCCTAACCAACGTGGAGATGCCCAGTTTACTCCAAAGCCTACCCCTTGCCCAGCTATACCAACTCCTCTATAAATACGCCCTATTCCAGGATTAATAAATGGTGAAAGAGCCCCTTCAAAAACTGTTTCCCAACCCACTCTTGTCCAATCAAATTCTTTTTGATATCTTAAGTGTACTCTTCTGTGTTGATTACTTACTTCTGCGGCAAACCCTGTTAGTAAACCTTCTCCAATATTACCCGGAATATTTCTCCACGTTCTTCCCCAAAAGCCTGCGTCCTTATAGGTATTCTTCCATAAAAATTTCCGAAGTAGATGTGGACCTATGGTTTCAGGTAAATAGTTTTGTGCAGATCTAGTCCATCGTGTCAATCTAAAAGCTCTTCTAGCAGTTTTAATACTTCTAACACCGTGCCATGCAGCAGAACCAATTAAACTAGTGCCTCCGGTAAGTACACCTAAAGCCAGAGATATTCCTGTAGAAGAAGCCAAATCCGGATCGTTTATAATCCCATTTACTATTAATGTCTTAGTCCAGTTAGCCGCCCAAGGAACAACAGAAGTATTTTCATTATAGTGTTGAATAGACTGAGATATTTGTATCTTATGTGCTGCGTTTGAAAGTCTATAAAAGAAATCTATGGGATTCTTAGCTTCTTCAATAATACTTAATAATTGTCTTTTGTCCCTAAATAATGTAATATAATTTCCATATCTCCTAGGGTCTCGTTCTTCAAATATATCCAAAGCTTCTTCTGGAGACCAGCCATCTGGAGGATCCATATTTAGTAAATCTGTAATATCGATCCCTATCATACTCCCAGTTAATTGATCCTTAACATTCCAACCAGATAAGGCAACACCTTCTTGGATAATGCCCTCTGTATCTGGGTCTATATCTAAAATACTTCCAGAGTAATCTGTACCAGCGTATAAGGATTGAATATTTCTAGCTACATATCGAACATGATTAGAGTTATCAGCCAAGTATCCTTGGGTATAGTCTTCTGCCATTGAATCATCAGTAGCAACTGAATGATCTAAAAGACCCCTATAGGCTTCTTGTTTATTATTAATATCAAACCACATAGCTCCCGAGGCAGCGATATCTCTATCCCACTCGCCTCTCATAGGTAAATCAAAGTAGTTCTGTCTTTGTTTTTGTCGTTCTTCATCCCAATATCTTTGGAGAGTAAGCTCTGTAGGTTGAAACTCTATTGGATTATCATACCACTGTTGCGTCATTTATTTCTCTCCCAAATAGTCTGAACCGATAAAATTATCTCTGTCCTTAAGAATAGCTTCTGGATCATTTTGATGTTTCTTGGATTTAATTCTAAACTGGAGCCAAGGTACATACCTTCCATTTAACTCTATTCTTATTGGCTGCCCATTAGTTGGTAACGGAGTTACGTCTAATCGTATGGGTTTATCCGCGCCCCCATAAATGTGTAGAGGTTGGCCGGGATCATGACCCCAACCACTATGGTATTTCTCCAAAATACGTTTTTCTAATCTCTTCTCAATTGCTGGCAGGACTGGCATTCCCATCTCTCCTCTAGTAAATCCCAATGGAAGCGGAACAGGTCTTCCATCTATCAGTTCACCAGCATTTTCTGGAGTCAAACGGTAAATTGTTTCTAATACTAAGTCTCTTATTTTTAGGTCCATCTTTGGATCAAGGCTCCCGCGGAGGGGTGGTAACGCACCTGTCATAGCATAATGCATAGTTTTATGTGCTATGTCGAAGTCTAGTGGGATATCATCACGTTCTTCAACAATCCTTTCTCTTATAAATGCATGCTTTCTTGCACTCATTATAACTGTCTTTACTACAGCCTCTACGTCAAGATCCTTAAGAGCTTCGTGAGTTAAATCAAAATGACCAAGAACTATCTCCCCTACTTGCTTATAAGTAAGTTCTGGAAGTTTCCCTTGCCATTGACGGGGTGTTGTAAAACCAACTCCTGTAGCGAATTCACCTCTGGGCGGAGGGGTCGGAATAGTTAAAGAACGAACCGACGCATTCCAATAATTTTCTTCGTTTAAGATATAAGGTAAAAGTCCTCCTGCCTCATCAACTGATTCCTGTTCGAGCTGAGGCAGTTTGTCTATTACATCGTGTATACCAGCCGGAGCTGTTATGCGAGTACCATAATATACTCCTTCATGCATTGGTTTCCTACCTGTACTTGTATTATGAATATCATAAATGAGATCTCGAAATTCGTTTATATTCCACGGATTCTCACTTTTTGTTGTAATAGGTCCTGCTAGGACTGTCTTAGCTATAAGTCCTAAAGGTAGTTCATCACTGGAACCTCTTTCAAATAATAATTTCGCCGCTAGGTTTTGGTATACTCCAGCTTCTAGTATAAATGTATCATTTGAGTCGTAAATCTCCTTATATAGTCCTCCATCTATAATAGCACCTCTAGATAAAGTTCTTTCATATGCATCCCGCCAACCTTCCACATCTCCACTATTAGGAAAAGACCACCTAAGGACCTTCCCAAAGTGCGATCTTAATACATCTGCTTGTGTTATGTTACCCGTACCTGTTATAGTAGTATTCATCACACGTAGCAAACTTCCAGTATCTTTAGCACTATATAATTCTCTTAGATATATAGCTGGTTTGCTCTTGGCTGGTAGAACCGAAGTTTCTGGTTGGCCTCTACTTGCAACAAGAATACTAATAGCTCGCTGTCCCGTTACCTTCAGACTTGCGAAAGCTGCCTGAATTTCTTCTGGAGTTGTTACACTAACAAAGTTTGTAATACCAATTGCATTGTTTAGATTTATTAATAAACGAGTGGATGTAAAGTAATCACCTTGAATATCCAATACCCCCTTAAGATTATTCATACTTGTTCTTCCTCTCGCGTCTTTTATTAAGTGTTCAAGTAGTGCTAATGTATTGATTATCTCTTCACCCGTCTGCATATCTGTCTCAGTAGGATTCTGTGCTGTTATCCTATCTACAAAATCTACATTTAGTGCATCTATATTTTCTCTTACATATTCTTGAATCTGTGCTACTATTGGGTGATTAATTAGTCCGCTGTCGCTTTTATGATTTTGTTGAATATCTACAACTGTCTTAATAACCGCTATTTTTTGGACATGGCTCAAACTTGTCATGTCTATTTGCATCGTTTCTCCGGGCTGACGAGATTCGATAGGAAAGTCCAGTAATCCCGGTATATCTCTTGGTTGGCCTTCTTCACCCAGTAATACTTCCATGTGTTTTGTATAAATACCAGATCGGCGTGCTGCTGCTATGTTTTCAGCTTGTATGGCCTTTGGATTTCCATTTGCAAGGTGTCGCTGATGAACATCCGAACCGAACATAATATGTATTAGACTCTGGTTTGGGTCTGAAACAGTAGTTGTTTCTTCTTTCAAAGCGTCTAATTGATTTATTAGTGTTATTTCTTCGTCGAGCATCTTTGCTGGTTCTGTTTCTGGAATAAGGTGTTTGTTCTCTTTATATACTTGTGCTCTAATATCTTGCAATTGTTTGACTCGCCTTTTGTGCAGGTACGGATCATATGAAACATTGCCTTCCTCATCAACTACTTTACCTATATTGAAAGGTCGAGTTCTTCTTGATATTCCGGCCATGAAGACACCTATACCCTCTCTACTACTTAAGTATGTGTCTTCTAATTTTGGATATGCTAGTAACAACTCAGGCATCTGGTCTTTTATGTTTGCTAGGATACCTGCTTGAGTTGCTTGATCATATGTTCTTTGTCCCCATTCATCTCTATCGGCAGACTTTAGGTAATACATAGCTTCCTTGGTAGTTAATTCTTCCCTTCTTTTTAAGAATGAGATCAGTTCCGGAGCAAGGTTACCTAGAACATTATGATTAACTTCACTACTTAAGTCCTCCCAAGGCCATCTAATATTGTCTACTATCGTCAGATCTTTTCTAGATGATATTTGTGTTAGAGCACTCTCTATTTCACCAGCCAATTCATGAGGTTGAATATCTTCTCTCAACATTTCTGAAAGATGTTTTGATAAAAGATATTCGATAACATATTGTTTTATACTAAGATCGTCCATAGATTTCCATTTACCAAACGTATCATTCCAAGCATCCCTTCCCTGCATATGTACTTTTTGTAACTCTTCGGGAGTCCAATCCTTATCGCTAGCAAGTATGGCCGGAGAAGCAAGAAGAGTACTCCATCTTTCCTCTGAGGATATATCATCACTTAAAACATTAATCCCTGTGCGTTCTTCTAATGTTTTCGCAAAAGTTTCCATATTAATGCCTAGTTGAGGATTGGCTGGATTTAATTGCTTCCAAATTTCAGTAAGCCCTATTGCGGTTTTAGGAGTCATGTTCTCTGAATGTTGAGCAGCAAAGGTTAAAAACTTCACTACATCTAACACACCTCCTTCTTGAGTTGAGGTATGGTGAAGAAGAGACCAAAGTACTTCTCTTGTAGCTACATCTAATTCGTTTTCATCTTGCCAACCTTGTTTTAAAGCTAAAACACTCTTTACTACTTGCCATTGTGCCTGAGCAGCAAAGTGTCCCGGTATAGTTTTTTCAAAATATTGAAGTGTTTGTTCTCCATAACCTACTTCTTTAAAACCAGCTTCCATTGTAGGCCAGTCCATATCACTGAGCGATGCCTGCATTAGTCTAGCTCTTTGTTCTTCTGTTAAAGATGCCTCACTCCCTAACTCTGCGGCAGTTTGGTCTATTTCTTTTATAACTGCAAGACCCGGATTTAAAGCCTCAGCATCATTTGGATGATAAGAAATTTTTGTTAGTCCAGTTAATGGATCAATTAGATCCGGATTTACCTCACCGGAACTTATTGATCTGTTACTTACTTCTGCGGCAAACCCTGTTAGTAAACCTTTATTTGCTTCATCATCTCTTGTTGCTTCAGCTAAACCAGCATTATTTTGTAATAAATGCGGATGTAGGCCTCGATAGTTTGGTATAGCTTTTTTAATAGCCTGAAAATATTGTACCTTTTCATCAGGTGAATAGATATTCAATAACTGCTCTACCATTTCACCGACCTGTTGGCGAGACTGGCTAGGAAGATTTCGGGATATACCATATTGTTCTTCCTGTTGTTTATCATCCCATCTTTGATAAGCCCTGAAATCCTTAAGCAGTGGTCCATCTTCGGGATAGTCGAAGAAGTATTGAGCTTGCTGGTGACTAATTGGTATTGATGTACTCATCAGAAGGGGCTCCTTAATTCAGTATCTGGCATCGTATTCCGATTCATCTTCCCGTCGCTTTTCTTCTTCGGCTTCTCTCCTCATTCTTTCTATCTCGTCCGCAGCCTCCCTGTCGCGAAGGGTATTTTCTGCTATGAGCGCAGCTGCTGCCTCTCTTTCCTTATCTTCTCTCGCTTTTATCCAAGCATCCCTCATACTCACCCAGGCTTTTTGCCACCAACTTTCTTCCCTGCGCCCAGCAGATTGGGTCAATAGTTTCATCTCCATATTTATTTTCTTCCTCCGCATTTCCTCTGTATACTGTCTTTCTTTATATGCAATTTCTCTCATTCTTAAATTAGCCTTATCTTTTTTTATATAAGCTTCTAATCTAAGTTTTTTCTGAGAAACCTCAAATAAAGTTTCGATCATTTTTGTTCCTACCCTAAGTGTATTCTGTAGTGTTCTATAATAGTAATCTATATTTGCAGTATTAATTTTATATACCCCAAAATCTATTGGCTGTTCTTTAAGCCCTGCAAAAACAGGTTCGGGGACTAGAGGTTGTGGAGGAGTTATCTCTGATTCTGGGAAAGTTATATCTGATTCAGCCATTGTTCATTAACCTTTCTGTTCGAGATAAAATATCTAGGAAATAGGATTTAAAGTCTCGGATACTATCTAAGGCAGAAGTACTTTTCTTCTCTGTTACTAATTGTGTAATAGCTTTATAAGTCAGTTCACCACTATTCCGTTGAGTCATAGTGTAGTCTCTGATAGCATTCATTTGAAACTCCCTAGGTAGTTGTCCAACATTTTCAAATATATATTTTTGTGTTTCTTTCTTTTCTTTTAAAGCAATCTGTTGAGATCGTTCGTGTTCTTTTGTAACCTTCTCTTTTACTAGAGGCTTAATATCTCTATTCTCAATAAGTAGTTGTCGGATATCATCGGTAGTATTATTAGGTAAATTACCTAAGGGGACAACAGCACCGTTTAAAGAAATGGAGAAGTTACCATTATGTACTTTAATATCATCCCCATGACCACCCCTTATTCCTTTAAGATAGTCTTCAGTATGAGCAGAACTAGTTTTATCTGGGTCTAAACCAACAAAATCCTTCTCTATTAAACCATGTAGATAAGTAAGAAATTGTACAATTCTAGATGTTTCCTCATACTGTCCGTCTAATCTACTCTTTTCTAAGTTTAGGTTTTCAAAGAAATCTAATTCTGTCCACGAATAGTTTGGTAGAGTGCTAGCAAGATCTTTCATCTTCCACTCTCGTTCTTGAGCGGTATCTAAACTAGCAATTTCTGCGGTTGTTTTGGTTAGTATTTTATTTCTGGCAGCTTGTGGTCCTTGAGGATCTATCTTCTCCAGCGTTTCATAATAGTAATCTTTATTATCTGGTTGTATATCCCAAGAATCTCCTATTTTCTTATCCCAAAGATCTTTAAAAGTTTTTGGATCTAGGTCTTTATTGGTTTCAAAGAAGTCTTCTGAGGCAGTAATAAAAGATTTAGCATGTTCTGTATTAGCAATCTCAAGATTATCTTGTTTCGGAGATACTCCTGCTATACTACCTAAGATATCCATTTGATGCTTTGCCATTTATAACTCCTTATCCGGGTTGGTATGGCATGGGTCCCACGCGTCCACCCATTTGCCATGCAAGATTTTGGGTTGCACCAGCACTTGCTTGTGTTGCGGCTGTTTGTGCTTGTGATTGGGCCGCTCCCATATAAGCTGAAGCTCCAGCCATTGCTCCAGAAACCAATCCAGTAGTCAGAGCAGTTGACATTATACTCGAATCCGATTGCTGAATCAGCTGGCCCGGCATAAATTTAATTTGATCATTATAACCGAAATCTCTTTTTGCTAAAAGAGCTTGTTGCTTTCTCTCTGCCGTAAGAAGTGCATTACCTCTGGCTACTCTTTGAGAAATCATACCTTTTTGACCCGATTCTATAGAACTTCTCATTAAAGCTCTTGTAGTTCCACTATTTAGTTTTATATTCCGGCTTGTAAAAACAGATCGAATTTGAGAGTGGGCTTTAGAGAAATCTCTTGAGAATTGTCCACTAGAATTCTTAAAATTATAATCGATCCAAAACTCTTCCTCAGCCCTAGCCTTATTGGCTGCCTTAGCTAGGTTTCTATTAGCCATCCATTTAGCAGCATTTGTTTTAGCAATTTGACGATTCTTAATCTGATTCTGCATCTTTCGATTGAACTCTTGTTCCTCGAATTGGAGTCGCTGTATAGCATTTTGTGCTACTTGTTGCTGTCCTTGCTGCATCGAACCGAATAAGGCAGAACCAGCTGCCATAGCTCCCATTGCAATTGCTACACCCATTCTAAGCTCCTTATACAGCTCCTGAGAGCTTCTCTATGTTTCCGAGTACTGGAGTACCCTGATAATTCAAAGCTCTCTCAGAGGATCCTACGGCCTCTGGTAGTCCACTTGTTATTCTTCTGTCTTTGGGGTTCCCCTAAGATAGCTCCTGAGACTTGGTTACTAAACAGTCTCATACGACGATCATCGTTTAACCACGTTTTAACTATAGCTTGCCTCTCTGACTCCTTATTACGTCGAATAAGAACATCAACGTCTGTTGACAGCATATCCTCCCAATGGGAAACGGTAGCAGCCAAGACATCCACACGGTCATCCTTCGGCAGGGCTCCTCGTTTATCGAAGATCCTAGTAATCTGCTTCTGATTCTCCTCTTGACACACAGCCCTACGATCCATCACAAGGCGATGAGAAGCCATGACAGGTTCTAGGGCATCGATGCATCTCCTCTCCTTCATGGCCTTGACTCGGTATTCCTCAACAGCCACATGGCCACAGATCTCCATAACCACAGGTAACAGGAGTTGGCAATACATAGCATCACCAAAGTTAGACTCAACCCGGATCTGCTTGACATTGTAATCGTGAGCAAGTCTTCCGATCTTCTTTAGGACACCCTTCTCATAACCACCGGGATATCCTAGAAGTTCATGAATGAAGATATACCCATTAGCGAAGGATGCCACACAGACAGCAGTTTCATCCTCCCCTCTGCCACTGGGATCTACATACATCACCCTCTGGGCATAGTCAGTATAATTATCTGATATCCACATTGGTTCATATACTAAGTCACCCGACAAACCAAATGCAGGAATACCCTTCATTGGCTTTGAGTTAGCCCAGACGATCTTCTCAGGACATGTGTCTGGGTGAACATCGATAACGATCAGATCAGATAACCTAAGAGGATACTTCTCGAAGTCAGCCAAGCTGGTATCGAGTTTATAATGCAGAGCAAATAACTTAGGTCCGATCTTAGCCATTCGTTCTAAAAGAACTTCACTTGGAAATCTTTCCGGTTGAGTAGCCTCTCCGGGTTCAAGGTGTAGACCTAAGATCCACTCATCAACGTCTTCTATTTCTGCAAAGGTATTCTTGTCCGGCATAACAGCCGGGAACTTAGTGACTTTATACCCCGACTTTAGGTGATTATATATAGAATCTTTAATCTGTGGTGTACCTAAAAAGATAACCCTGCCACCTACGTTACGAATTTGTTCAAACTCTGCTACCTTGTTAAGAAGTTTCTCTCGTGCATTAGCAGTCTCACAGTTACCCTCGATCTCTACATCATCTGCTATAACATAATCAGCATGAGAACCAGTTATCTGAGAACTGATACCTCGTGCAAAGCATGACTTGTC